AACCAATACCTACCATCATTTTCAGTCCATTGTCTTTCATTAACAAAATCAACTTCCCATTTTGCTTGTACTTTAAAAGATATTTGTTGAATATCAGTTGTTTTAACATAAGTGTTGTAATCTTCTACTATTTTTCTAACAGCATCTCTGTATTCTATGTCAAACATAAGTTTAACTAAGTCTATTTTGTTACCATTTTTACCAGTTGAAAAGTCCTTGAACTTATACATACCTATAGATTTATCTACATATATGCAAAAGCTAGGAGTTTTGTCATTAGGATTAAAGATTGATTTAATCTTTACATCCTGACCTGTTAAGGGTTCTGATAAGTTTAAATAATATTGAAACACCCAATAGCTTGGAACATCTGTTTCTTCTAATACTAAATTTTTTGTGTTAAACATATTAAGAATATAAATAAAAATGGGACTGACATATTTCAGCCAGTCCCATAATTAAATTAGTTACTATAAATCAAAATCATCACCAGAAGCAGCTGAACTAGGTTCAAACTGATTTGTTGTAGGTGAATTTTTCTTTTCAATTTTTCTTAAATGATTAGGATTGTTGCTATCAAAAATCAATAATTTAGATTTTTCAACATTCAATGCTTCAATTGGCACACCTTCTTTACTAAGTTTAGGTAAGTAAAGATCATTATTTATATAACCTTCAGTGTTTTCCCACTCACGTGCACCAAGACATACATTAACATATGTTGGACCTGATAACAATTTATCACACTTCAACATCCAGTCTTCAATTGTACTAGCTTCAATAGCATCTAATCCAGCTCTTTTATCTAAAGCCTCAGCTAAAAATATCATTGCTTTCATTACTTCAGTATCTCTACTGATTTCTTTTCCACTTGGTAACGTGGTATCTTTATATGGATATGGAGAATATCTAACTCTACCTACTTGACCTTCATAGCGTGCACCATCTGGTTTGTTCATATCTTTTAAAAATCCTTGAAAATCTCCTGTTACAGGTTCTGTTTCTACATGTAACATAATGTTATATGCATTTGCATCATAAGGTGTTTTATCAAAACTAATTGAATTGATTTTTACTTTGTGATTTCCTGTTCCAACTACTGGTTTCTCTTTGCCTGAAGCGGCTGACATGTCTTTAGTACTTAACATAATTACTTTTTTTTTAATTAATTGATTTGTTATTATTCTTCATATTTTTTAATGCAATCTTTTACAAATTGCAGGTTGTTTGGGATGAAGTTTTCCTCAAACATTCCTTGGGGTGATTTGCATGTGTTCTCTCCACTGTTTTGGGTTTCAAAACCGTAGACAAGTTCACCATCATCATTTTTACTAACTTTACCAAATAAAACAATTGAAAATAGGCCTTCCAAAGTTAATGCATTATCAATCATTTTACCAATTGTTTTTGCCTTAATTTTTCTATTACCATTAATATCAGTTGAATCTTCTGAGTGAGTCAAAAAGAATACAGTCAGATCATCTCTCAAATCTTTAGGTAATTTAGCTACCTGAGCTAAGTTTGCTGCAATTTGAGTAAATTTCTCATAACCTTTTTCATTTGCTCTATCAAAATATTCAAAAGAACTCATATATTGCCAGTCATCTACAACCAAAGTCTTGATGTGTGGCATTTTTTCATTAACATGTAAAATAGCTTTAATAACTCCTGCTGCAGAAGATGATGATGCTAAATTACCTTTTGGATTGTCTTTTGAAATTGCAGTATACATTCCTTTCCAACCTTTAAAAGGTAGTGGTTTATTTGCAATGTTGATTACAAAAGTTTCATCAGGATTTAGATGTCTGATTGATGTTGATTTGCCTGTACCTGAGTCAGCAATGATTAATACACTTTGTGCCATATTTATTTATTTATTAAGGATACTATTTAATGTTAATTGAATTGATTTAAGTGTCTTATTAATTTCAACTAAAGCTTCAACTAAACCTGGTACTTCTTTCTTATCAGGATCTGGTAGATCTGGATTAGCAAAGTCATGGATAAGTTTACCTCTATTTGTTACATCATTTATGATCTTTAATTCATTAACCGGGATTATGTGTCTAATAAATCCAGTACTTGATTCAATTAATTCATACTCTTCCTTCCAATGAGGATTGTGTTTATGAAGATATAGAGTTCTTTTTGGATCCTCTGTATCATAATTTATACTTACAAATTCAGTATAGATGTCTTCATTCTTCTCAAATTCACTTGGGAAGAAACTAACATATAATTCATCTTTGCCAGTTGGCCTGTAAGCCATCTTAGGAATGTATAATGCATTGATTATCCCATTGGTTTGGAAGTAATCTTCATGCTCTTCTCTTAATGCATTTACCTTGGTTTTACGTTCATCAGGTGTTATTGCCATATTTTTTGTTTTATTTAAATTTTTAGTATTTATCATATTATTTATCTTCTTTCTTGAACTCCAGGTGTTGGCATTTCTTCAATCTGCATTGATTCAAACTTAGCTTTAAAGAAACTCATTCTAGTGTCACCATTTCTTGCTTTAAGAAAATGTAATACTATAGTTTTATCATCTTCAATGATATATCTATCTGGGCCATAAAATCTAATTTTTTGCTTTGCCGGTCTGTTAATACCAATTAAGGTATCAGCATGTTGTAGCATTGCATCTGAACCAAATATATCTGATTCAAGAATATAATTACCATACTTACCATCTATTGCTCTTTCAGGATTATCAATATTTCTATTGAGTTGTGATAATGCAATAAATAAACAAGGATAATCACGCTTACATTGTGTAAAGAACTCACCTAATTCAAATAACATATCTAATGAATTATTTTGATAAGGTGCTCTTTTTACTAACATTGTGTGATCTAAAGTAATAATAGTCTTCTTGCCTTTATGTTGATGCATATACATATCAATTTGCTCACGCATTTGATTTACAGTCATTGGGGTACTAACAATATCTACAGGATGCTTAACTCTTTGTTTAGCATACTGATGACAAGTATTAAGTACATCAGCAGTAACTAAACTTCCTGCACTACATAACTCTTTATAAGTTTTACCAGTGACTGATGAAAATTCTCTAATTGCTGAGGTTCTACCAACCATCTCATATTGAAATTCTAATACTCTAAAATCATCATTGGGATTTAAAGCAAAAGATTCTCTTATGATTTGATCTTTAATAAGTGTTTTACCTGAACCAGGTCTTCCACCAACAACAGTTAATGTATTCCATTCTAAACCATCAGTTGTAGCATCATTAAATTTTGGCCATGGTGTATAAATAGACTTTTCTTCACCTACTGATCTAGCATGCATATACTTCAATGCATCATTAAAAGCAGCATATTGACCTATCCATGATTCTATTGGTTTACTCATTTTCTATGATATTTATTACATCTTGAACATTGTCTATACTTGCATTACATGATTTTTCATCAGGTTCCCAAGCACCATCTCTTAACATTATAAAATCTTCCATAATAAGATTTAATTTGTCAAGTGCTTCATTTACTTTTTCTGGTCTCATAATTTATTTATCTTGTATGTCAATATAACCTGCTATTGCTCCAAATCCTGTTATACTTGCTGCAGTATAAAAGATCTCAGCTTTACCTATTGGTTCCCAATTACATTGGACAGCTTTGATAATGCATTTAACTTCTCCTACTAATAATGCTGCTACTATAGCAGCATAAATTATTGTGATTGCAATTCCTGTTTTCATTATATTACGTTTTCTTTAAAGTGTTTGAATTCTGTTTCTATACCATCTCTAATCATGTCACAATAATCTGCTAATGTAGATGATTTAACTTTATGCTTATCTTGTTTGCAAATAAAATATTGACTAGTTTGCATATACATATACTCTGCATCCCTATACTCATTTACATACATTTTAGTAGCATTTATGACATCTTCCCATACATATTCATATGTTTCAAAGAACCATCTAAATGATTCTGATAACATTTTTACATTTACTCTAGATGGTTTACCACTGGGAAGTTTTATATTAGGAAACACTTCTCTATAGGCATTTATTTTATCAACAAAATTTTTACCCATTAACTGAGCATCTGTTTTCTTCTTTGCTTTTGTAAAATAATTATCTAAATGTACTATCAAGCTTTTGGCTTCAGCACTCATTGTATATTTACCATTCTCCAAGATTAAAAAACCCAATTTTTCTAAGTCTAATTTATCATCAGTTGTTACTTGAGGCAAAGCAACTCCTTGCTTTATCCCAAATAATAACAGCACTTGATTTGGTGTTAAATTGTTTTTCAGCATTATCTGAAATAGTTCCCACATATTTTTTTTTATTTTAAGTGTTTGATTGTTAAGTATATTATTAAAAAAAAGAATAACAAAAATAAACAAAATTTACCATATAATCAAAGGTTTATCTTGTTTTTTTAGTTCTAAATTTGCCTTATTAAACACATCATTGTGGTCCCATTCACCACCTTTATATGCAGCTGACGCTGGGTGTGAACATTTAAGTATTTTACAATCAGGTAATAATGTTTCCCATTCTTCAGCTTTTTTTCCCATTAATATAAAGATTGTATCTTTTTTATGCTTGTTAAGACTACTGAATATATGGGTGGTAAACGGTTTCCATAAGTTATAATGTGAACCAATCTTATTAACCTCAACAGTAAATGCTGTATTAATAAGCAATACGCCTTGGTTTGCCCAACATCTAAGATCAACATGATTTGTTTCTATGGCCTTGTTTATATATTGTAAAGACTTTTCCGCTGTTCCTTTTTTTGAACAACTGAATGCTAAACCATCTGCTGATCCTAACTGAGGATATGGATCTTGTCCCACTATAACAACTTTAATGTTATCATATTTGCACTCTTTAAATGCATTAAATACATCTTTGAATGGTGGTGTAAATCTTTGACCATTGCTAACAGCTGATTCTAAGAAATTAAAGACATTATCAAATGACTTACTATCTACAAAAGGATTAATTATTGCATCCCATCCTGATGTTTCTGAATCAGTTTTTATCTGATTTTTAAATTTATTTATGTTTGAATGCATTTTTTTTTTATTTTTAATTGTATATTTGCCCAATAAAATTAATTAAACATGAAAACTGAAAAGACTAAATTACAAACATTTGATACATATGATTTTAAGGATATCATAAAAAACATAGAAGTATCAACAGCATACATTCCAGGACTTCAAAGAATTGTAACAAATATGATATTGGAATATTCAGAGGGTACTGAAAAATTACCAGAACTTTTTACTAAATTTGGTAAAACCTTTAATAAAACTGAAGAAGACAAAATAGAGGTGAATCTTACCGAAGAACAAGCTAATATTTATACTATATTTTCACTTTTGCAGTTATTTAAATATCTTGCAAATGAGCAAGGTTTAGCTAAAAAAACAGAAACTACAGCTACTATTGATGAGTTAAAAGAACTTGCTA